AAAACAAAGAGGGGGCGGATGGCAGGAGCAGGGCCCGCGCCGGCGCGGCGGCCCGTGAAATAGCCGCCCTGGAGCAGAACAGGAACCGGGCGCAGGCCGGGCGCGAATACCGCCGGCAAATGGCCCTGTTGAAAGCTCAGGCGGAGGGAAACAAGGCGGAAGAGCGGCGGCTGAAGATGGCGGAGCGCATGAAGGAAATTTATGACCAGCAGCGCGGCTTGGGGATAGACAGGAAGACGGCCATGAGGCGTGCCCGCGGCATGGCCGGGTTGGAGGATATGGTGGAGCGGCGGAAGGACCGGAAGGAAGGGAGCGGACCCATAGCGGACAGTCTGGCGCAAGTGGGCGGCGGGGGCCGCTCCATGATGGGGAGCATGCCGCAACTTACGGAAGCGAGGAAGCAGACAAATTTGCTTCAGCAGATCGTGAAAAACACGGGCGCGGGGCGGAGGGGAACCCTGAAAACGGCGGCCGTGCTGGGATATTGAAATAGCCGCTAAATGATAGAGAGAGAATAATAAATATGGGAAGAAAAATTAACATTAAGAAGCGGGAAACGCATGAAAAGACGCTGGAAATAGAACGGGGGGATGAAGGGGAAGTAAGGGCTGTGGGGAGGATTGTTTACACGGACAATCAGGAGGGCTGGAATACCCGGTGCCCGTCAATAGGGTCCGCTTATCCTGATGATGCCGCTTTGAGGCTCAAAAAGATAAGCATGGAAGGAATGGAGGGGGATATGGTGAGGGTGACGCTCTATTACGAGTTGCCGCGGGAAACGTCTTTTGAATTCGGTGGAGGGGAGGAAGTGGAATATTCCATGGATTATTCCTGCTCTGAACAGCCGTTGCTGACGCATCCGAACTTTCAGGACATAGATGGGGAAGAAAAAGACGCATTGATGGCTATGGCGTCCGGGGCTTCTCCTAAAGATACGTTTGGGAAAGAGGATAAGGTGATTGAGGATGTTGTGAAATCGGAGGCCGGGAAGAAGGCCATGGAAAAAATGCGTAAAGGACAGGTTAGTTTTTTGTGTCCCGGAGGGGTTTTTTCCGTCACTTCTACCGTTCAGGCGTTGAGCATGGCCGGGGTCGGAAAAAAAGGGGCTCCGGGCAGCGGCGCGCCCGCGGTAAGCGGAAAATATGATTGGATCAAAGAGGGCGTGAGCGGTCGCAGGACGGGAACCGGGAATTGGCGTCAGACGGTTTCCTGGAGGTTGAGCGGTCCGGATGGCTGGGATTCTGATTTATATTGATTTATGATTAGCTGGCCGTTTTTTAATCAAGGGGAAGAGTTGAGCGCGTCTAAGTTGAGGCGTCTGGTTAAGGGGTGCCGGGAACTGGAGCAGTTGGCCAAATCTTGCCGCTTGCAGAACGGGGTTGGTTACACGTTTAACCGGGGGCTGGGCGGCACGTCATTAACCATAAGGCCGACGGGGGGGAGGAACAAAGCAGGAGAAGGCACGCCGTTTACGCTGAAGAGGCTGGAAAAGGGGGATGCGGGATATAAGGCGTATTTCTGGCCCGGCATGGTTTTTGAAGTGCATCCGGGCGGCGTGCGGCGCATTAAGCCGGAACTTAACGGGGAAAAGATGGATCAGGCGGAGGAACCGCCTTTTTTGTCCGTGCAGGGAGGGGATAAGGTATTTTTGTATCTTGAGCGGAGCGCGGATAACCATGATTGCATTACGTATGCGGAAGTGACGGCGGAGGAAATAGGGCTGGCGCGCGCGGTCAGAATTTATCTTGGGGAATTCAAGGAAGAAACGGATGAAGCCGGAGAAAAGGTCTTGAAGTATCATGAGGCGTGGAGCGGCCATGTTCATTATGCTCAAAGTTCCCTGAATGAGGGTTGGAGGGTTGTGGTTGATACGGATGAAGAAGGCGCGCCGGATATGGCCTATGTTAAGAAGGGCGATATTTACATAGCCGGGCAACTGGCGCAGCGCGGAGGGGGTACCTGGGAGGTGGCACCGAAAGAAGAGGGGGAAATCTGGCTGGAAGTGAAATGCACCGGGGATGGCGTCATTACAAGTGCCGAACTGAAAGAAACGAAAGGATCTTCCAAGCCGCTCCAGTATGTAGCGGAACCGGATGATGAAGAAGCCGAAGAGGAATTCACCTATTGCTTCCTTTTGGCGAAGGTGGAGAAGCTTGAAGAACCCTTGCCGGAGGATGGTAATTTGCCGTCTCTGGTGTCAGTAAAACAGTATGCCCTGGGAGCGGTTTATTGCGGGGTTGCTCCTGATGAATTGGGGTTGAAAGCCGGTAAGGGGATAGAGATTATAGAGACGGAAAATGAAAGGGAGCAGATGATCGCAGCTCTGATTGAGGACGCGAAAGAGCCATCCAGCGGACAATGCTCTTTGATTTACGAAGAAAAGGAAGACGGCGGGAACTCCGAAGGAAATCAGGGAGGCGATAATGGAGGGGATCAGGGAGGGCAAGGCGAAAACAAGGGAGAACCTTACAAGCTGAAACTGTTATGTTCTTCTGACGGCTCGGTCAACATTAAGGATGAAGAAGGAAAACTGTCTTTGTCCGCCCAAAAAGTGGAACCTGGGGATGGCCTGGAATGGAAAAAGGACAAGGATCAGAACGGGAATGACATTGATACGCAGATTTTACAGGTCAAGATTGATTCAACGGAGGCAGATTCTCCCAAGCCGGGGAAATGGCCTGTAAACTTGTCCGTCTCTCCTGAGGGATTGAAGGGGGAACTTGATTTAACGGTAGATACCAGCGTTCATGATTTAGGTGGAGGGGCTTCCGTGGGATTGTCCAATGCTACGGCGGGGGTATTGTCCCTCGTGGTCACTCCTGGAGGCGACGCGGAAGAATTGAGTTTTCGCGCCCCTTTGCGGAAAAATGGGAATTATGTTGTGCTGGATTATGTCAAGGAGCCACACACCTTGCCGGACGGAACAACGATTGCCTTGGGGTTATTAGGCACCCAGCTTGATTTGGTGGTAGATACGTCCAACACGACCGGCGGCGGGGACGGAGCCATGATCAGCGATTCCTGGACAGCGTTGGCCTGCGACACTGACCACGCCTTACGCCTGCACCGGGACGAAAACGGACAAATCTATATCCAGCAGGGGCAATGGATTACAACATCCCAAATATATTCACCCATCAACTAAACAACAATGAACTACGCCATATTTTGCTATCGAGAAGATCACCAATGCCTGGGGCTGTGTCTGGAACAGATACGAAGCATTGACCGGGCCGCCCAGTTTTATTTATTTGATGATGCCGCGAAGCCTTTATTTCCGGCACAAGTCCCCGCGGGAAACGATATATCCTACAAAATCACCTATTTTGCGCGCCGGGGGAATTTGAACGGCCTGGAATGCGTGCGCGGCATGCTGGGGTGCATGCTGGACATACCGGGGGATGATCCGGTTATCAAGATTGACGCGGATACGTTGCTGATGGACCCGGCGGAGATTATACGGTCCCTGAAAGACCGCGGGAAAGTAGCGGGGGGAATGCAGTGCAGCGTGCCGCTTGCCTGGGCCGGCTGCTGCTACTGGCTGACGCGCCCAGCCATCAAGGCCGCGCTGGAACTGCTTGCCCGGCGGGAATGGCCGGAAAACGCCCGTCAGGAATATCCGGAAGATGAAACCATTTCAAAAATTCTGTTATACCTGTACGGGGCGAGCGGCGTTGACGTGCTGGAGTTCCGGGGCGGGCGGCGTCTGATTGGCGTTCGGACGTGTGATCCGCGCGATCTGGAGGAAATCGCCCGCCTGGCGCGCGGCGGCGTGTGCGCGGTTCATTGCGGGCAAATGGCGTTTTATCATCCTATTGTGGAGCGTGACGGAGTGACGATCCGGGAAGCGTGCGCGCGGGTGATGTGGTGGATATTGCATGCTAGCGGGCCTGATTCCAAGACTTTTGAAAAAGCTCCTGAAGGGTAGGATGGAGCTTTATTTGGAAATTGAGAGCGGGATTTTTCGGAACCGCACGGGTGATGAAAATATGAATTTGTGCGGGGTGCGTCTTGTCCGCAGGCAGGATGTGCCCGTGTCTTTATCCTTTTTGGGGCGTGAGCTTGAGGCCGGGCGCGTTACGTTGGCGGCCTATCATAAAAGGAACGGGCAGTTATTGGCTTATCAGGAAGAGCAAATAACGGACGGGGCCGTGGCAATGGTGGTTGATTTTGATACACAGGAAATACGGGCGGCGGCCAGGGACGCGGAGGGCAAAACTATAGAGGCGCAGGTGGCCGTGCTGGTGGAGACGGAGGAAGGGAAAGGTGTTTATCATTCTCTTCCGTTGAATTTCTATCTGGAGCCGGGGTTGATAGGGGATGAGCATTTGCCGAATTCTGCCCGGCCGGCATGGGAAATGATGTATGAAACTGTGGTGAAAAAAGCCGAAGAAACGGAAGGTTATGCAGGTTCCGCTTTGGCCTCCAAAAGGGCCGCCGCCGCTTCCGAGGCCGCCGCCGGCACGTCCGCAACCAACGCGGCTCGTGACGCTAAGAGTGCCCATGCCGCTAAAACGGCTGTGGAGTCGCTGGCTACCACTTGGCCGGAAACGGTCAGGGAGGGAAAACAACAGATTATTGAGGCCAGGAATGAGGCTGTTACTGCTATTCAGGACAAACAGGCTGATTCCGTGCTTGCCGTGGGGCGGGCCTCACAGACCGCGCAGCAGAATATAGCCAGCGCGCAAAGTACCGCTGTTCAAGCCGTCCAGACAGCGCAGACGGAAGCGGTGGGAGCGGTCACGCCCCTTGTTCAGCAGGCGGAAACCGCTAAAGAGGCTATAGATCAGGCGGAGGGGCGCATCAATACGGCCGCGGCATTAGTCGCGGCATCCGCCACCAGCGCAGCCAACTCCGCCACAGAAGCCCAGCAGGCCCTTGAGGCCATACCGCAGGTGGATGCATCCGGCAACATGACGCTGGCCGGAGGTCTGACGGCGGCGGGGGCTATTAACGCCAATGGCGGCATCAACATTCCGCTTGCCGTGGGGGCAGTAACGGACACGACGGCGGTTAATCGCTTTTATACGTTAGGATTGGCCGGTGCTGTATCAGCGTTGGTTCAGCCTATATACCTTAATTCCAGTTCGATCACAGTCGCGGGTTCCATTTCTAAATCTTCCAACGGTACTCTTGCCGGGTTGACGCAGCGTTTTTCGGTGGGCGCAGCTTCTGCCGGGTCCAATGCGTACGGGTCAGCGGTTATTCCCCTGATAGGGCCTAACGGTCAATTTAATTACAGTTCCGTGTGCGGATTTTCCCTTGCGGTCAACGCGACAGCCTTCGCTAAATTTACTTTTGGCATAGGCCGCGGCTCAAAAACCAACAGAACCGGGTTGACGATGGATTCTTATTCTATGATTCCGGGGAACGAGCTGGCCGTCAACCATGGGGAAATCATCGATGTTACCATCAATACGCCTTACGATACTGTCCGCAAGGGGTATGAAATCAGAGTAAGGGAAATCTTTTATGTATCGTCCGTTGGACACTGGCAGGTGAAGACGACAACCGTATTTCTTCCGGTAGGCCATAATGAGCTGATGCCAAACGGGCTGAACAGGCTTATTTACATGCAGAGAGGGCTGCCGAGTACAGCAGTGCGGGAGGAAAAGGCGGCTCTTTATATGGAGCTGGGAGGCGGCAGTACCAATACCCTGTTCAAGATAGCTTCTCTCCGCGGCTTCATCGCTTTCGAGGCAGGAACAGGCGTAAGCACCCTGATTATCGACGCGCGCAATGAGAAAACATATGCCCTTTCAGCCGACGCGGGCACAGGCACCAGGCACCTTTATTCCAATGGATTGACCAATCCAACCTATCACGCATTGGAAGCAATGGCCATTAACGCCATTGAATCCGAGGAAACGGCGGATTTTGAAGATATTAACGTACCTATAGAATGAACAACGCAGAAATACAAATTCAGTTTCCGCAGCCCGGCGAATGGCAGGAGTTCACCCTGATGCCCATTTATCAGGACAAGGGCGGTTATAGACCTCCGGCGCGCTATACGCAGGACGAAATTCCAGCGGATCAGGCCCTGGC